AACCGACTTTCAGAATTAACGTTTTGATAGTTAACCCCTTAAATTGGTTGACCCGTGGACTTTCGAATTCAGATCTAAGTTTCAAGAACTTTTAGGTCGATTTCCACTAATATGTGTTTAACAGAAAGAGATCCCTTCTGGGGATCATTGCTTTCCTTTTGCGCTTATGGTCCACAACAGTCCGAGGAGTACCTCGGGGCTCAGAGTGATGTGCCATCCTTTGAGTTTAATTGTTCCAGTGGCACTGCTGCCTTTGTGGAGGGGGCTTCGGTTTTACTTAAGCATCATGGTGCAAGTGAAGTCGTCGTTGAAAGTTTCGATCGTCAGATTCGAAACTACCTGGATACCTCTAGCGAGTTGGTTTGGTTAACAAGGATTAAATATCTTGTTACCTTCCCTCTCGCTAAGTACTTGCGTAACCCTTTACCGAAAGCTCCTCTTTTGCCTTTTCGCCCATCCGGTTCTTTTCGTGGATGGATGAAGGCGAGATTGATTGCTTTCAACAAGAAGAATACTCACCTCTGGTGTTCCTTCTTGCAGCTCAAGCGTTGTACTGACCCCCTATCAGACCAATACAAACTTCGAGCTTTTGACGAGCATCTACGGACGCTCCGTCAACCTGATCCGGGCCGTTCTGATATGATCGAGGGGATCATGGAGAATCGCTTCTTTAAGCGTATCCTTCGGGAGATTAGAGATGATCTTCCTCACACTTTGGGTGATGAAGATTATTATACTCCCTCGAGAGGTGCGTGTTGGGAAGTGAGCCGCTGTTCTGGCGGCCAGATCCGGGCTTTCGCGACCATTTATAAGAAACATTCTATGTGGAAGTCTTGTACTTTTGCTGCTGATGATTTCTTGGTCACGATGCGGGAACTACCTGTTTTAGGTGATTCCTTTTGGGAACGACATGTAGTCGAGATACGAACTCCTCTTCCCTTTGAGGAGTTTATGGACAATGCTTCTTTTGTTCTTGATAATCTTCCTTTAAGATGTCAAATCTCTGCTGTCATGGAGCCTTGTAAGGTCAGAGTGATTTCTAAGGGTCCCGCGCGGGAATACTATTCTTGTAAAGTTCTTCAAAAAGCTTTATGGAAACTTCTTGTTCGCTATCCTTGTTTTCGCTTAATAGGTCGGCCTGTGTCACCGACTGATCTATTAGATCTTGTTATTAATACTGATCCTTTTAGTATTCCAAATGCTGAATGGATTTCTATTGATTATAAGGCCGCGACCGATAACTTATCTATGGTTCTTTCTTCGAGAATTTACGGGGAAGTTGTTGATCGTCTTCCGGTGGAACAGATCTTTTTAGGGAGAAAAGTACTTGGTGCTCATTCTCTTTATTATGGTGATGTTCGAAGCGGTAACAAGTGTTTAACATGGGACTCTGAATTGTTAAACACTAGTCGTCCGCTTGGTTCTATTATGGATCCTTCTTATCGTGCGGAGGATACTCCTGATAACATTAGTTATTTTGGACGGATGACCCGCGGGCAACTCATGGGTTCTATTCTTTCTTTTATTTTCTTATGCCTAGCTAATTTAGGCGTTTGGTTCTATGTGATGGATTCCTTACTATTTCAGTACACTTTCGAACAAGTTTTGAAAATGGTTCTGATCAATGGTGATGATGAGGCATATATTGGCAATCGTTCGATTTTAACGAGGCATGAGGAAGTGGGAAAAGGAGTGGGACTTGAGTTATCTGTGGGTAAGACTTATTATCATCCAACCTATGTTAATATTAACTCAACATCTTTCCATGTTCCAATTCGTCCTAATTGGATTGATGTATGTCGTCGGGGTATTTGTTCTGATGTTTCTTTAATCGAGTGGCTTCCTGTGAATTTAATTTTCGGGAAACATAAGGTTCAAGGAACTGATGAGGGAGAGGGTAGTGATTCACTTATCGATAGGTACTCTGAAGAGAGTTTTCCTGACTATAAGTTATCTTCTTCTTCTGCGCTTTTGAGCTATACTAAGTGTTCTTCGAAAGGGGATTACTTGGGAGGTTTATTGGGATGGCTCCGTAACCGGGGGCTTGACGAGGTTGGATTGGCCGGAGCCAGTTCTATGTTCAACCTTGTCGTTGGAGGAGCACTTCCAGGGAAGGCTCTTGAGGTTGCTAAGCTTTTCTTTAAGTTGAATAAGGAGAGTTTGCAGACCGAGTCAGTGGCTTTAGTTGCGAATGGTGGGGCTTATGTTCCTTTCTTTCGTAATTATTTTTTGCCTGTCCATTTAGGCGGCTTGGGTTTCGTTTGTCCTGAGGGTTTTAAATTCTTTGTTACTGGGTTGCAGAGGAGGGTCGCAAGATCTTGTCTCCGTGGTTTAGTTCTGGAGAGTAGACCTTGTCAGTTTCGAGAGATCCCAAGTTTAGAGCGAGACTTTGCTGATTTTCGAGATCCGATAGTCCGTTTCCCCAATTTTTCTATTGAGGGTTGTCGTAAACTACCTGGTATTAAGAATCTCGGTTTAACCGTTCTTCGGCGAGATGGTCGATTTATTCCGATTCGTGATGCAGATAAACTTTGTCATATTTTAGATTGGCTTGGTGATTCTGAGAGTCTTCCATTACCTTCTGATCTCTCCGCTTTTTGGGGAGATTGGTTTCGTAAAAACTGGAAGTGCTGAAAGGATTGTATGTTTTAGTGAAAGGGAGTAAATTCCTTCTTCAAAGTTCAAGTGTAATTTCTATTCTAGTACTGATGATTATGCTAATTCGCGTGTTCGAGTTAGGTTCTACCTTGGAACCCACGTTTTAAAAATATGTTGCTCTGGATAATATCTACTCCTCTTTGAGGGTAGGTGAAGGAGTGAATGGTGATCTAATTTTCTGAGTAATGATGGCTTCTGTCTTATTTACTTGTGATTGGGTATCCGACGTTGGTTCCACCGTAGCGTCTCACATGCGGTTGGATGTAGTTTTGAGAAAGATACTAGTTCCGGTGTTTCTGTTCTTGAATTATGAGTTGAAAAATTCCTTAGAGTGTTTGTCTGTTTCCATCGGGCCACTCGGGTATATGATTAGTTTGGTGTTTGTCTGTTTTCATCGGGCCACTATCCTTCTTATATGCTTATTCCTTTGATGGTTCCTATGGGGTTCCATAAATTAAATTGTCCAAAACGGTGAATAATTGGATCGTTCCTTTTGAAATCCATCCGGCTCCTAGCCACAGAATGTGATTCGGAATAATTGAGCGCGAGAGATCCCTGTGAGGTCTCGGTGATACTAGTCCCTAGTGGAAGGCGCTAGCTCAAACTTTTCTGTTTTAGTTGTGTTCTGTTGAAATGGCGGGTCGAGGTGGTGACGAGAGGCTCCGGTTGTTCTTAATACTTACGTGCTAAATGTAGTTTACTACTAAATGCCGAGAGACTGCACGGATAAGCCATTCTTCAAAAGAGGTGGTTTTATGGGATGAACAGTCCGCCTTGCTCAGGTGGATCCCATACTAGAGCACGATGTCTGATATTTTAGACGTCAATACAATCCCATCACGCAACGTGATGGTTCATGACCCTTCTGGTCAAAATAAACATGCTGAATATCTTAGAAATTTGATTTTGCAGCATTCACCAGAAACTATTCTGGAACTTATGTCCTGGTGTTTGCCGGGCGACGCAGAGCCACAGCGTCTCGGATCTACGATGGGTTCCCGTCGGACTGCGATTGCAAATCCGAAGGAACCCATCACTGTGCTATACCCTACTGGAAATACTAATAGTGACTTGACGACCGACACTACCATGGGGTTCAAATTCGCCGATGTTTTGAGGTCTTTTGTTTATAACAGAGGATTGACGAATACCGAAGTTTTTGAATACCTTTCACATTTTAAGGTTGATATCCCAGATTTTCCATCTGAGATGTATCCTGATTATAGTGCTGGTGGTGATCGAGCCTTTTCGTCTCAAAAACCGTTTGCTCCTCACGGTGAAGCTTTGTATTTAGGTCGAGTAGGTGATACTGATCAGCATAGGGCCTTTTTGCTGACACAAGGTAATGTAGCTTCTATTCAATTTGATGGAATTCCTATGGGTCGTACTATTACAGCCGTATTAAAACGTTTGAATGGTGCCAAATGGGAAGTTTCTGCTCAGATAGATTTTGTCGGAACTGGAGCGGCACAAGTAGGAGATTTCGGCATTGTTGCTGATACCGATTACTATGCTATTACTTTCTCACAAACTACCAATCAAGCAGTCGGAGTAGCTGGTCTAACTGGTTTTATTACTCTTGTCGGAAATGGCGGGATTGGACTTGGCGGTTTAGCCTCCCTCGTTAATGGTTCTATGTGGTGTCAATTGACTACTGCTCAGTTCCATGAGGTTGACGATGCTGTTAATTCTGATCATGTCAATGGATGCAGTCTGATGTATACCAATACATCCCCTGTAGCCTACCGGCTGGGTCAAACTGTTATGCTTCAGCTTCCCTCCGAGTCGAATTGGTTAGATTATACTAACTTTGATCAAATCACCCGGGATAAGGATTCCGGTTTAATCGAGGCCGTTATTGGTGCCTACGTTTTTCGTAAGCCAAATTCATTTCAGGAGCTGGAAATGGTTGCTCCCTCTCGAGGGGGTACTGTTTCTGGTACAGCTGAAATCGATTATTCCTTTGAATTATTCCCTATTGCTTCTCCTATTGTTATTTCTAGCAAGGTAGTTGCTTCTGCCCCTTCAGGTCAAGCTGGTTATTGGACTTCTTGCGATGTTGTCGAGTTTTCGACACTCAATCAATGGATCAATACCACTACAAAGCGGGTTTTGCCTAATGATCTAGACTCTTTTCTTGCGAAGCTCAGTGATATTCCACAATATCACACGAATGAGTTTCATTTTAGTGACATTTGGGATGGAATTACGTCTTTCTTTGGTGGCGTTTGGGATGTGGTTAAGGAGGTTGCACCTGTTGTAGGCCCCTTGATCCCCTTATTGCTTCAACCGAAGGGAAATCCAAATTCTGTCCCTGGGTCAAAATCGTCCGTTGCTCCTAGGCCTAGCATGGAGGGACTTGGTAATGTATCTGCGGCGACGAAAGCTCTTGCTTCTCGTTTCGGAGGGGGGACTGCGAAAGCACTCGTTGCTTCGCTCTCTGCCATCCCAAAACCGCATATTGGACCCAAGCCTTCTCCAGCGAAGCCGAAGCATACGGCGGTACCAAAGCCGGCTCCCGCAAAGACTAAAGCAGGTTCTAAACCTGTCCTAAAGTCTTCTGCGAAGCCAGCGCCGCCAAGTGCTAAGGCAGCTAAGAAGAAGTAATTTACTTCTTCTTCTGGAACGGGTTCGCTGTGTACCTTATTAGAAATTACAGCTAAACATGGAACCTTTTATCGTTGATAGAGAGTTTCATCGTGTATCAAAAATATCGATCAAAGATTTGAGGCCTTATCATTCATTTCGTGATATTGCTCGATCTCCGACTTCAAGTTATCATATCCGAGTTATCGTGTATGCCTTTATCTATAAGCGTCTTCATTGCTACTTCAATTGGATTCAAACTTTTGATTTTAATGACTCTTTTATTACTCTTTGTGGTAATACTGGAGAACATTATTTTGAACATTTTGTATTTTCATTTGATAGTATCCTTTCGGGCCTTTTAGATACTGAATACCCATTTCTTAGAGCTGAGACCTTGCTGTCGAAGTTTCTGCAAGATCAGGAGGTGCCTGACTTGGTTTCTATCCATGATGCGACTTTTATTTCTAATAAGTAGCATAATACATAATTAACGGAGTTCTTGGAGAAAGTGCTTTCCAAGCCGTCGAACCAGATCGTGGCTACTGCCATGGTTACGGGGATATTCGCACTGATATCCTTTTGAGGTCCTAGTTTTGTTTGTTCATGTTCTGAGCGGTTTCAAATCGGTAAGGACTACTTCGACATAACGAAGACTTATTTAACGTAGCGCTCCCTTTAGTAGCTTTTTGGGAGAAGGAGGCCTCTTTTAGCTTCCCGACTATTCATCTATAGCTATCCTATTGCGATGAACATACTTTCTTGTACATGAGCTAGAGTAATGTACTTCAACCTGTTTCGGCTTTGGTAGATTAAATAGCCCTTATAAAGGCATCTTATCAGAGGCGAGTGGGGAGTAGGGAAAGAGTTATCAGAGTAATCAGAGTGTGTGATGGTGGAGAATTGGGGGGTGAGAGGGAGG